ACAGGTCCTACAGGTGCGACGTCCACGGTAACAGGTCCTACAGGTGCGACGTCCACGGTAACAGGTCCTACAGGTGCGACGTCCACGGTAACAGGTCCTACAGGTGCGACGTCCACGGTAACGGGTCCTACAGGCGCAGATTCAACTGTAACAGGTCCTACAGGCGCAGATTCCACGGTAACGGGTCCTACAGGTGCGGATTCCACGGTAACAGGTCCTACAGGTGCGGATTCCACGGTAACAGGTCCCACAGGTGCGGATTCCACGGTAACAGGTCCCACAGGTCCCACAGGTCCTGGCCCTTTTACAATTAATAACATGTCTAGCACTTGGGTACTTACAGCCGTTAATGCTATTAGTGCAAACGCAGAAGCTAATTTGAGTTTTTATAATAGCACTCTCACAATTAATAACAGTCTTAGCACCCTAGGTCTAGCTAATTTTAATTACACGGGAAGTGCCGATTCCGTCATTAGCATTGATGGCGCCGATACCCTTAGTGGTGTTGGATATCACGACTTTCTTCGAGTAACGAATAGTGGTGCGAATCCTACATCCACAATCCATATGCGATTGGATATAAGTGGAGCCTTACAAATTATGAACAATGATAACACTTCAAATATCTTTAACCTGGATAATGCTGGAGCTTTAACACTGAATAACACTCTCACTGTATCAAGTATGGGTCAAATTATTGGACCCAAAACTCAGACTGGAACGATCTCTTTCAGCAGTACAACAACACTAGATCCGTCGTTTTTTGGAGGCGCATTCGAGATATGGCCGAATATAATAGACACAACCACCATCACCCTTCCAGATCCAACTCTGTACAGAGGAAAGATGACTATGTATTTGTTTGATTCTAATCTTATAAATGTGAGTACACCCACGAATGACATCTTCACATATTATCCGGGTGCTGAGGGGTCTGGATCAAACATAATTGCTATGTCAACTTCCACCACATATCTGTTCGATTTCTTAGCGAATGGATCTAATTGGAAAATGACTGGAATTGCTATCGTATAAATTTCTTACCCCCTTATAAATGTCTGAAACAGGTGGAGGCGGAGGTCTAAGCGCATTAGCTGCGGCTGCAAGAGGTGCCAAACGGCCTGTAAACCTCTTCAATAAAATACAGGTAAATAAGTTATTTGCTGATTTGACAACCGGTATTGTGCCTGATGAACGGAGCCAGTATCGATTTGTTATAAACAGGAACTTAGATGAAATTATAATTTATTATAGATCTGTCGGCATCAAACACCAATTGATTGTAAGACCCCTTCCATCAAAAGATGCGCATGGCAATATAATTGTATTTGAATATTATCGTACCGAACCTGGATCTAATTCATTTAAGAAGTCTGTGCTAGAAGAAGACGATGAAAATCCTTTGCTTGAGTTTGTCGAACTAATGAATAACCAGCAAAATCACCTCGTTGATACAGTTGAAGAAGATTATACAACAAATGGTAGTTATTTCGAGGTAAAGAAATCAAGACGCAACATAAGAAACAAACAGCAAAAAAGTCGAAGGAAACGACGGTCCACCCGACAAAATTGATATTGCTTAAACTCCGCCCCCAGAATAGCAAGAAATGAAGATCTTACAGTTTTGTCCGAAGTGTGAATACTATTTATACCTCTCTGCTAACTCAGGGGGTGTAAATCAATGCTGTAAGAATTGTGGATATACAGCAGCCTTTGTTCCAAAGACGTCTGAAGAAGCCCTTATTCTGGAAACTCACTTCCGTTCCGGATCCAGTGCCGGTGGTGCCGCAACTGGTATCACCATCACCCCCTTTGCGAAACTCGATCCCACTCTACCCCATGACAAACTCATTCGTTGTCCCAAACCAGAATGTCCCACTACCACAGATGCGAGTAAACGGGATACTATATACATCAAGATTGATCCTCAGCAACTCAAATTTCAATATCAGTGTACGGTTTGTGATTCAGTGTGGCTATCAGCGTAGTGCCAAATCAGCGTAGTGCCAAATCAGCGTAGTGCCAAATCAGCACAGTTATTTTTGTTAATTTAGTCTGTAGCCTAAATTAACAAACCGTTCCATAAATAAGATGTCCCACGCAAAACCCATCGGTGAACTTAAAACACTCGTATCCCTTGTGGATCGTACGGATTTCGATGAAGTCGTATATCCTGCCAATGAGGCAAATACACAGTTTCAACCCATTATCAAACACTATACGAACTACATTCAAGAGACAACGGTGTGGCCCTTTTCCGGTCGTCCTGCGTGGGGTCAACGAGTCACCTTTTCCGTCCCTTGGCCCTGGGAAGCCGATTTCCTACATTGGATTGCGTTGCGACTCGAGCCCATGACTTGGTTATCCAATATGGTGTGCGCACAGGTCCAACTGGGTGTCTATGTTCCTCTGGCACCCGATCAGATGTGGATCTGGGCCTCCAACCTCGGTTCCGCAGCGATTCAACTTGCCGAAATGGAAGTCGATGGCGTCGTCTTGGAATCCTTTACCGGCGATTGGCTAAATACCTGGAATCAAACAAATCATACTGTTACAGACGGCATCGCCTGGGACGACGCTATTTACGGCGTACAGGCCAATCCGGACTATAAGCATCACACACCGAGTGAAGATGGGCTCGTCTATTGTTATCTCCCCTTCTGGTTTTCCAAGTTCTCCAACACGGCCTTTCCCTTGTTATCCTGCTCCGGACCCGATCGTGTGAGATTTCATATCACAACACGCCCCTTTTCAGACCTTGTTCGAATGGTATCTGTACCAAAGGAATGTAATCAAACGCCCCTTGGTACCTCCTTTCAATATCGTGACTACTCCTTTCCCTTTCGTCAATTTGCGACCTACACCGTCGGATCCGTTGTTCCCTCCTTTGCCGCTGCCGATATGATCTGCGGTATCTCTCAACTCGACAAACCGTATCGAGATCCTTACTTGATAAAGCCCCATGAACTCCTCATGAATCCCGTTGTCCAAACAGTCTTTGCTGAACCTCTCAAGTATATTACAAATACTCCCACAGGCAATTCAATTACGATCAAGTTACCCCTGACAGATGCGAATGGCCCTCTGAAACAGATTCTCTTCTTTTTACGACGCAATGATGCGCCAGCGAAATATGCTGAATGGGATAATTACGGGGCCGTGTTGGGCCCCGATATAGACCCCGTCTTTAATCCCCAGAAACCCTTATTACACAAGGCACAACTCATGGTGGGGACGGCTGTCTTTGCTGATGAAGGCGAGGACTGGTGGCGTTCTCAAGCGAATGCGATGATGCCCGGCGGCATTCGAGGTTCTGGAAACTACATTTACGGATATAACTTTGCTGAATTGCCTACATCGTTTTCTCCTACAGGAAGTGTGAATGCGAGTCGAGTCGATTTATGGCTGACGCTCACGGTCCTGCCTCCTGGAGGGGCCGCCGACGGCGAATGGTCCGTTACAGTCTTCTTCATTACACAGAATTTCATGCGCTTTGAAAATGGCTTGGCGAACTTACTCTTTATGGATTAATCTTGCGCCTTTGTAAATGGAAGATACATCATTATTGTCTCTGATCGTAGCGCCTCCTGATGGTCGTACTGGAGCCCGCACCACTGTAACAGTGACGAACACAATCACTGTCAGTGAACTCAAGGCAATCCTTAGCCCCTTACTCAAGGTTCGTGCGAATAATACAGTGCTCTGCTACAATGGTGGATACTTGGAGCTGGATGCTACCTTAGAAGAGTATGAGATTCCCAACGGTGCGTCTTTAGTGTATCATGTTCGATTGTGTGGACCCTTGCCCGTGGACACCGATTGGAGTCTAGCGGGATTTACAAAGTTACAACGGATTCAAAAGAAACGGGGTATATAATTACAACGGTTCAAACATTGAACACATGTAATATCTATATATATAATATGTATAGTTGTGATTTAACGTTGAATTTAAGAAAGAGTCTAGATGTGTTGTATCCAACGAAGCCAGAAGAAATTATGATCTGTGTAGAAATTGGTTCTTTTGAAGGTAGAGGAAGCATTATGATTCAAAATCATCTGTGTAAAAATAAAGATAGCATTTTGTATTGTATAGATCCCTTTGACGATGAATATGTTCTAGGAAATAATACAATGGCTTTTTGGAACTCCCACTGTATAGGCCAGTATGCTCGATTCAAACAAAATACCGCACATATACCAAATATGAAAGAAATAAAAGGTTGTTCAGATAATATGATTCCAATACTGGATGATGATTCAATTGATTTTTGTTATATTGATGGGGATCATAGACCTGAACAGGTGTACAAGGATATAATAAATATGTTTCGAAAGATGAAACATAATAGCATAGTTTTATTTGACGATTATCTTTGGAATATGAACACGATTGTTACAAAATTAGGCATTGATAGATTTTTATACGAATATAAGGATAACTATGAATTATTATTTCAATCGTATCAACTTGCGATTCGAATCAAAAAATGCTCTACGCATCCCACTCTGCGAGTCCGAGAAGACTAATTCCTGAATGCGGAAACAACGCCACTTCCTCCGCAATACGCCAATGGACCGCTCGACACTCGTAAAACTGCCCCTCTTGATACCTCGTCGCAAAGACCGTTTTAATATCCTCGTCTGTCTCTGGAATGTTTACAAAATGACACAGCATATGAATCTTCCTGAGAGCCGAGGTATTCCCACGAATAATCGTACGCAATTCACCACCCATCTTACACATCGTCTCCTTTACAACCGATACGGGAAGAAGCGCCAACATGAGTTGCGTTCCATTAGCAGTCGTTACATGCGTATCGATTTGTCGGGCTCGCTTTCCATACACCTCCTGAAACCTCGTCCGTAACTTATCCGCCGCATCAGGTGTAACAAGTTCAAAGGTACTACACATGGTCTGTCGTTGCGTCTGACGTATCTCGGCCTGGACGGCGTCATGTAGAGCCCCACGACGAAAGGTAAAGCCCCTCTCGGACTTGAATACCACCGCATCCCCCTCTTCCGTAATCGTAAGATCTCCCTGCGCAAATTCCTGCTTCAAGGTCGACGTCGCAGGAAGCTCCTTGATCTGAGCGATCCAGTCCTTGATCTGGTCCGTGGTTGTTGTAGTACAAATCAGAGCAGGCATCTTGTAAAAATACCACAGTTCAGTGTTTAGACTATTCTGTCTCCATATATGTGAGTTCTAAGGAACAATCCGAATACCCTAAGAGCAAGGGGAAGCCTTTTACACGGTTCAAGTTTGTACAAACGCCTGAATTGATGATTCCAATACTATTGGGTTCTAAGGTAATAATTACAGATCCGTTCAAATGAATCGAACTGAGTTGTTCGGAACCTGAAGGACTACGTTTGAGTCCTTCTGTCGTAACAGATTCTACATGAGTAGACCTTAACTGATCTCCTTGTGTAATATGAAGACGTGAATGGGGCGATGGACACTGTAAGGAGAGAATATACTTTCCATTTCGTTTACACTGTACGGCTGTCCACACATCTTTGGGTGCCTGTAAGATCCACTTCTCTGTACTTAGTTGCTTTAGGGGAATGATTTGATAGTTAGAACTGAGATCAAAGAGGCCAGGGGTAACAATTCCTTTTTCTAAAGCAAAGGTCTCCCACGGTACAGGAAACCGATCTCCCCACTGTCTGTAATATTCGGCCACCTGATTCATTTGCTGAAACGTCCATGGAAGAAGATCTAGGGCCTCTCTCAGTGCTTGTAATCCCTTCATACAGGGAATGTTTTTCGGAACACCTTCTCTAACATCCGCAAACATAGATCGCACTCTCTCTATTCTGGATGCGTAGGTTGTAAGAGGCGCATCTGAATGATTCATTAAGACTGCTAATGCTACTAAGGACTCCCATCCAACGGGTTCAGGATAGAATTCTTCTGCCTCTCCATCAAAGGTTGTCATCAATAAGTCAATAAAGGTTCCATCCAAGTTGATCTTCTTTTGTAATAAATTTGCGAAAAGGTTGATTGCGTGACTCTCTGGCATATCTTGTTTTTCGGCATAGTACGGAAGAACTTGCGGATCGGTTGATTGATGGGCTCCTTCGACTACAATGAGCAAGTCCGTTAACAACACAGGAGTCGTATTTAATATACGCCAAAAGGCTTTCGCTTGATCACAGAAAGAGGTCATTGTACTTATTGTGGAGACCGACAACTCAGTTCAATTTTCTAAAGTCAGTGTAGGAATGACAGAGAGGCGGTATCGCCCATCTAGTTTATCTGAAAGTCACGCATGGGAGCCGGCGAATATAGAACGGTCTCAGTCTCTTACCGACTTGCTACTTATACAACAACCTGTGGATACGAAGGAATCTATACAAACGGAACCCGTGGAACCCCGTAAATGGGATGAGGTTCATATCATTACATTGTCCTTTTTAGTACATATCTTTCTGATCAGTATCTTCGAATCCCTCTTCTTTTTCTTTTACATATCGAATTTGGAAGATAATGGTATTCTGAACACGGTACAAATGTTTATACAGGATGGCCTGTCCGTGTGTGAGAATATGACGAAGGAGGAAATAACGGTTGTAAACGATGTACTCGGTCCCTACATCAATTCCACGATCATCATTACGGATGGCAACATAGCATTTACCTTACGAAATGCGCAAAATGAGGGGCTTTTGAACAGAGCCTGGATCTATGTAGGAGGGATTGGAATTATCATGATCTGTGTAGCTGGGGTTGCTGTATATCGAAAAATACGTATTCCTTGGCTACGTATTTGCGTTGAAAATCTTGGTCTCGTCGTTATGCTAGGACTGTACGAAACACTGTTTTTTACCACCATCGTTCACCCGTATCAACCCGTCACGGGAGCCGAAATTGAACGAAATGTAATCGAAGATGCGCAACAAGTGTGTGGACTATTTAGTCCGTAAACTCGATATATGTGGCATCTTGATTTCCACCCCACCGAGCGGCTTGATAAAACGAGGGTCTCCGATTCGCAACGACGAAGAACTTGGATTGTAGGCGTGAGATCAAGACGTCATTAAAATACATGTGTCCCATATTTTCTTGTAAGGTATCTATTACAGCCTGTTTGTACTTGGGTGTAATATACAAAATTGCGTGTGTTGACAACATATTTAGAACACGAAACTGAGTTTCCGAATAAGGAGCTCTCACAAGCGCCCCTGTTGTTGGATGCGCTCCAAAAATACTCAGCCCTAGATACACGGCATCCACGTCGGCACCAATAGTGACATCATCTTCGCCTGTAAATTCTACATCATCTTCCAACAAGAGAATCGGCACATCCTTGTATTTTGTTAATATCTCGATCGTTGCCTGACTTAAACAATCTGGATACGCTTCTGTCGAAGATTTAAAATGTTCAACGTCCTTGAACCCCATTGTTTGTAACAGAGTGTCCATGTGTGCCTTTCGTGCGCAATACTTTTCGTTATGATCTGGGCATATATATACAACTTTACAGTCTTGAAGTTTCATTTACTGTGCTAGAGCCTTGAAGAGTTTAGACTACCGAAGATTTGTCTGCGGGTCTACATTGACAAAAACTGAATGATCCTGATACGGGGTTTTCCCGCATATATTTTCTCACACTTCTACATCCAGCGTTGGCCGCATCCTACTTTATGATTTCCCGGAAAGCACTTGCGAAGCAACTACGATTATGGCAAGATCATCTTCCCTTTGTCCAGCCCTTTTACGCCGTGAAATGTAACAACGATCCGGTGCTCATGAAATGGATGACGGAACTTCATCCGAACATGGGGTTTGATTGTGCGTCTTATCGTGAAATTGTAGAAGCTCTTCCCCTTGTAAAACCCTCCCACATTCTGTATGCGCAACCCTGTAAGATTCCCGAAGATATTATACGGGCTCAGGCAGCGGGTGTACAGACAACCGTTGTGGACAGTGTGGAAGAGGTGGAGAAGATGGCAGGATGGAAGGGACAGGCTCTCATTCGCCTGCTCGTCGAGGATAAGGGAAGTAAGCAACCGTTTGGAAAGAAGTTTGGAGCGCCCCTGGATTGGGTCTCACGTATTGCGGAAGCGGCCAAATATCACAAAGTCGCCTTATCCGGGTTTAGTTTCCACGTTGGCAGTGAATGCCAAAATCCGGATCAATACGTCAATGCGATTGAAGAATGTAAGAAGGCATCTGTAATTACGAAGGGCTATGGCTTCCAAACAGAGATTGTGGATATCGGTGGAGGATTTCTTCCTGAAGAGGCTTCCTTTATCTCTGTAGCCACCAAGATCCGACACGCCTTACGGACTCTTGATCCGGCTACCCATTGGATCGCAGAGCCTGGCCGCTTCCTTGCGATGCCAACGCATACCTTGTATACAAAGGTGATTGGGAAGAAACCTGTGTGGCCGGCACCTGAGACAGAGGCTGAAGCGAAGTGGCGTATTACGATTGATGAGTCTGTATACGGTGCGTTCTCCAACATCCCCTTTGATCATCAGGTTCCTCGTCTAGAACGCCATCCACCCTTCCCCTCACCCTCCCATAGTCTGATAAGACCCACGGTGGTGTTTGGACGAACCTGTGATTCCGGCGATTGTCTTGGAGAAGCGATTCCCTTACCAGAGGTTGCTGTAGGAGATATATTGCGGATACCTGATATGGGGGCTTATACAACTGTGACAGCCAGTGAGTTCAATGGCTTTCCTAAGGCGAGACGGGTGTACCTTGAGTAAGTCTAAAGAAAAAGGCCTTGATAAGATTAGAATGCCTTCACTCAACAAGAAACACACTCAAAAGAAGACACAACCGATTGCGTCTTCGTCGAATGTTGTGTCGGACTGTTCCGGTGCGACACTTTCTTCTGAGGCGCCGGTTGTTCAAGTCTGTTGTTCTATTCAGCAGGATGTAGTTGTAGACCTGTCTGGTTCTCCTGTTGTTGTAACATCCTCTAGTTGCTGTAATGTGTCCTCGGACTGTACTGACGCAGTAAAGCCCGTAGATTTATCTGGTTCTGTAGTCGCAGATCTGTCTGGGTCTCCTGTTGTAAGATCCTCTAGCTGTTGTACTGTGTCCTCAGACTGTACTGCCGCAATACAGCCCGTAGATTTGTCTGGTTCTGTGGCTGGTCCTGTTGCTGATCCTGTTACATCTGTTCCTGTCATAGCCTCCACTAGTTGCTGTTCCTCATCGACGGAAGCACAATCTGTAGATCTGTCTGGTTCCCCAACAAACGTCTCTAGTTCTTCTACAGATTTGTCGGGTTCTTCCACAGAACCTCAGCCTGTGGATCTCTCTACTCCGTCCGCAGAACCAACAGCCGTGGCGGATTTGTCAGGTTCTCCTACAGCCGTCGTGGATTTGTCAGGTTCTCCTACAGCCGTGACGGATTTGTCAGGTTCTCCTACAGCCGTCGTGGATTTGTCAGGTTCTGTTATAACTCAACCTACAGATCGCTCTGGTTCTACAAAGCCCCTTGTAAAGAATAAGAACAGCGGTTGTACCATAATGTAATTTCTCAATCCTTTGTAATATGGAAATACCTTCCTTTTTACAAACCAAACAGGCGGTTGTCATAATTTTAGCACTTGTAGTGTGTATAATTGCGTACCATGTGATTAACAAGTCAAAACCTTCTATTTCCACCATTCATGTCATCAACATGGATAAGGACATCAAACGCTGGGTGGCCATCAAAGCCAACGGAGATAAACTCGGTCTTCGCTTAGAACGCTTTCCTGGATTCAATGGCAAAGAATTATCCTATACTATGTCTCATACTTTAGGTATCGGTAGAGCCATGATCCGTCCAAATCGCTACGATGAAAAGGGTAAGCAACTTGTCAATCTGGGAACCGCCGGTTGCTTTATTTCTCATCGTACACTCTTGACAAAGTTGTCCGAGATGAATGTATCCGATTCTACAGGGCATTTGATTCTTGAAGATGACATTGTGCTACCAGACGACTTCTTACAACCAGGAGGGCGTTGGGACCAAGCCAAGAACCACATTCCCGGTGATTACGACATTATCTTACTCGGTCTATGGCATCCTTATGGCACCAAAATTACGGAACATATAACTAGGTTGGATACTGATCCTAGTAAGCGTGTGAACCTCGGTGCGTTTTGCTACGTAGTTCGACATGGAGCCTTGAAACATAAAATTCTTCCCTGGTTGAAATACATGGTCGATGCTTACGACGATCAACTCTCTCTCAAATACGGTGAATGGAAGTGCTACGGAATTAAGCCCAATCTGGTGGAACTTAATGAGAACACTACGTCCACCATTAATGAACTCAATGGAAACAAAAATTGATGATAAAGAAACAGTATATACACATGACAAGATGAAACTAGTGGTTGTTGAATCTCCCGCTAAATGTGGGAAAATTCAAGGATACCTTGGTGCGGACTATCGTGTAGTCGCCACCATGGGACATATTCGGGCTCTTGATGAGACCCTAGACGCTGTAGGAATTGATCGGGGATGGGAGCCTCTCTATAAGGAACTAGCAACGAAAAAAGATGCGATTATTAAATTGCGATCCGCTGCGAAAGATGCCAGCCAGGTGATTCTAGCCACCGACGATGATCGAGAAGGCGAAGGGATTGCGTGGCACGTCTGCTTTGTTCTCAAACTCAATCCAGCGACTACACAGCGTATTGTCTTTCACGAGATCACACAGCCAGCTATACGAGCGGCTGTTGCCGCACCAAGGTTACTCGATTTAAACAAGGTGAATGCGCAACAAGCACGATCTATGTTGGATTTGCTGGTGGGATTTACCATCAGTCGTGTCTTATGGACCCGTGTAGCACCCAAGTTGAGCGCTGGTCGCTGTCAAACGCCGGCACTACGACTCGTCGCAGAACGGGACCGGCTCGTAGAGTCTCACACAGCATCCGCCTTCTGGAGAATCGCTGGATCCTTTACGCATTTAGTGGCGGGTTCCTTGGAGGCCATGGCTATGGAAGAGGTAGAGACAGAAGAG